TGGCACAATTACGTTCACTCAACACGTAACTACAACTGACACGATTGATGTTAAACTGATTGCCTCTTCGGCTGATGTTACCACTGGTCGTCTTCGTGTTGTAGCTTGTGTTGTTGACACCAACGGTGCGCAGGAACTTGCAACAGAAGTAGACCGCGATACTCTCGCGTAACTAACATGGGGGGCGGCAGAAGTCGCCCTCCTAACTCTTTAAGGATTTCTTATGGCGTATAATTATCTGGACATCACAAACGAAGTCTTGGCAAGATTTAACGAGGTGGCACTAACCTCGTCTAACTTTGGCAACTCTCGTGGATTTCAGACACAGTGTAAAAATGCTGTTAACGACGCTATTAATTATATTTATCAGCGCGAGTTTGGTTGGTCATTTAGCCATGCCCTACAGACCGAAACTCTTGTCGCTAATCAAACAAGATATACTCTTGGCACAACACTATATCACGTAGACTACGAGACTTTTCGTATCGAAAAAAATGATACGTTAGGTGTAGCCGGTACAACTTTACGTGTTGTTGACTATAAAGAATATGTAGATAAATATATTGACCAAGAAAGTACGTCTGATGTTGGGGGCGTTCCGCTATATGTATTCAGAACTCCCGACAATAATTTTGGTTTATACCCATATCCAGATAAGGCTTATACATTAAAGTTTGACGCTTATACAAAGCCAACAGCACTAAGTTCAGCAACAGATGCACCCACCATTCCTGAACAATTTAGACAAGTAATTGTTGATGGTGCGACAGCATACGGGTATCAGTATCGGGGTGAAGCCCAACAATACGGAATTAATTTCTCACGATTTGAAGAAGGTATAAAGCATATGCAAAGTTTGTTCATAAATAAAAACTTTAATTATGTTCGATCTACTTATATTCCACGCTCACAAAGGTATGGCACCTCAGTATTTCCAACAGGGACATAAAAAATGGCTGACGAATCTGGACTTAGCCCCTATGTGTTTGCGTGTGAAGGTGGTCTTGTTCTTGACCAGCCTACGTTTAAAATGCAACCCGGCATGGCTCTTGAATTAGAAAATTTTGAGCCAGACGTTAGCGGTGGGTACAGACGCATAAACGGCTTTGCAAAATGGAATAGTAACATTGTTCCGCAGACATCGTCTTCTACTGAAAAAGTTTTGATGGCTGCATTCTTTGATGGCAACGACAAAGTAATTGCTGCACGTGGCACCAAAGTATTTGAAGCTGGCACAAGTGGTAGTTGGTCAGAGATTGACACAGGGCGTACCAGTGCGGGTAAGTATACGCACCATCGGTACAATCTAAATGGAACTGAGCATATTGTGTGGGCAGACGGTGCTAACCATGCTACTAAGTATGACGGTAGCACGGTAACAGACCTTAATGCTACAGGCGCGCCAGCCAACCCTAAGTTTGTAACGGGGTTTAAAGACGCACTATTTTTTGCAGGACATAGTGCAAATAAAGAAGAGATAGTATTTACTGCGCCGTTTAGTGATAACGATTTTAGCACGGCTAACGGTGCGGGTAGTCTTCGGATTGATAGTCAAGTAACAGCACTGTTTCCGTTTCGTAATGAATTAATTATATTTGGCGAAGAGCGCATATATAGGCTGACAGGAAACACAATTGCAGACTTTGTACTTCAACCAATTACAAGAGACATTGGTTGCCTAAACGGTTTTACTGTCCAAGAACTTGCTGGAGATATCATATTCTTAGGTAGAGACGGATTACGTACCGTTGCAGGCACAGAAAGAATTAATGACGTTGAATTGGGAACTATATCAAGCAATGTTAAAGAGTTGTTTAACGATACTGATATAGACGAATTTGAAAGTGTAGTTGTCCCAGGTAAGACGCAATATAGATTATTTAAAACTGGTGATCTTATTGAGGCAAACACGACGGGTGTCATTGCGGTTCGCAAACAACAAGGCTACGAGTTTGCTACACTAAAGGGGATTAAGCCGTCTTGTACAGACTCGTTTACAGCACAAGGCGAAACATTTGTGCTACACGGTTCTGCTGATGGGTTTGTGTACAGGCAAGAACAAGGCAATCAGTTTGACGGTACAAATATAATAGGTCGCTATCGCTCGCCGGATATGACAATGGGTGACGCAGGTATTCGTAAAAACTTTCAACGTGTGATTATTAACTATTCACCAACAGGCGCACTAAACTCCGACTTGTTTTTACGATATGACTATGAGTCGCCTGATGCCGCAAGACCAGAAGCATACCCGTTTGACAGTTCAACAGTTGTGGCATTGTACGGAACATCAGTATACGGCACGGCAACATACGGTGGTCAATCTAACCCACTGACTAGACAGCCTGTAGAGGGCAGTGGATTTGCAGTAGCAATGCGTGTGGTGGACAATGCAACATCCGCGCCCTATACACTTAAAGGTTTTCAATTAGAATTTGATGCAGGAGCAAGACGCTAATGGCAGGTTATACTAGACAGTCATCCTACACAGACGGCGATGTTATCAACGCTGCCGACAGTAACAATGAATTTAACCAGATACTGGCAGCATTTGTAAATACGTCTGGACACAAGCACGATGGTACAGCCGCTGAAGGTCCGGTCATTGGCTTGATTGGCGACCCCGGCGTAGCAACGCCACTAAACAAAGTTGTAGTGGACGACACAAACAATCGTGTAGGTGTGTTTGTAGATGCAGGTGGTGCAGGTTCTACAGTAGAGCAAGTACGGTTCCAAGACGGTGCCATTGTTCCTGTAACAGATAATGACATTGATTTAGGCACAAGTTCTGTAGAGTTTAAAAATGCCTTCTTTGACGGCGCAGTAACGACAGATACAATCGTCGTAAACAGCACGATTGGTCACGATGACGACACAGACTTGATGACACTGGCAGACGGTATCGTAACTGTTGCTGGCGAAATAAGTGTTACTACGCTGGACATTGGTGGCACTAATGTAACATCAACCGCTGCTGAATTAAATATCCTTGATGGTGTAACATCGACTGCAGCAGAGTTAAATATTTTAGATGGTGTTACTGCGACTACCGCAGAACTTAACATTATGGATGGCGGCACTTCTGCCACGTCAACTACTGTAGCTGACGCAGACCGTGTTGTCTTTAACGATGGCGGGACTATGAAACAGGTGGCGGTCACTGACCTTGCCGCCTATTTTGATGACGAAATTACAGCGATGCCAAACCTCACCTCCGTTGGTACGCTGACAACTCTGACTGTAGATAATGTAATTATTAATGGCACGACCATAGGTCATACTGATGACACTGACCTAATTACATTAGCAGACGGTATTGCCACAGTTGCTGGCGAAGTTTCCATGACCACTTTGGATATCGGTGGTACTAATGTTACTGCTACCGCAGCAGAACTTAATATCATGGATGGGGTCACTGCTACTACAGCAGAGTTGAACATTATGGATGGCGTAACTGCCACCACGGCTGAACTTAACATCATGGATGGTGTGACAGCAACCACTGCAGAATTAAATTTGATGGATGGCGGCACATCAGCCTCTTCAACTACACTTGCTGCTGCTGACCGGCTCATTGTTAATGACAACGGCACGATGAAGCAGGTTGCACTATCTGACTTTGAAACATTCTTTGAAAGCGCACTTGACACAACCTCTAACATTACCACTGTAGGAGCATTAGACTCTGGCTCTATTACGAGTGGGTTTGGTAATATTGACACTGGCTCCAGCACAATTACAACTACCGGCTTAATTACTGGTGGGTCACTAGACATTGATGACGTTGTTATTAACGGCACTACCATTGGTCACACGGATGATACTGACCTGATGACAGTGGCTAACGGCGTTCTGACTGTGGCCGGTGAAGTGTCAATGACAACGCTTGACATTGGTGGTACAAACGTCACCTCTACGGCTGCTGAACTAAACATCCTTGACGGGGTGACAGCCACAGCAGCAGAACTTAACATCCTTGATGGTGTTACTTCTACTGCCGCAGAACTAAACATCTTGGACGGTGTAACATCTACGGCAGCAGAACTTAATATTCTTGATGGCGTTACTGCTACAACAGCAGAACTCAACTACAGCGATACAGGTGCTTCTGTAGGCACAGTAGTTGCAAGCAAAGTTGTAACGGTAGATGCTAACAAGGATGTAGCCAGCTTCAGGAACATTACACTGACAGGTGAACTTGATGCAGGTTCACTGGATGTGTCAGGTGACGCTGATATTGACGGCACACTAGAAGCTGATGCAATCACAGTTAACGGAACTGCATTGAATACAGTAATCGCTAACGAGGCTACAGCCCTTGCAATTGCACTGGGCTGATGCAATAAATGCTTGACAAAGCGTTATGACTGT